TGTTTAAATAAAGTCTTATTAAATGGTCTTAAAACATACTCATTCATTTCTGCTTTAAAGTTTAAATTATTAGATACATCTTCTCCACCACTAACACTACTAAAACTCTTTGAATTAGATGGCAAATGATAACTTGTTACTTCTTCGTGTCCTGATGCTCCAATAAAACTAATAGAAGTAGGTGTGCCACCAACACTTACATTGGTTGCTAATATTGGATAAAAAATTAATGGCTTTGTAACTGTGCTAGATTTTTCTTTATCTACTGACCAACCCCATTGTATTGTAGTTGATGTTCCTCCAGTTTGATTGTATAATCTTTCATATTTAAAATGTTCAAAAGGTAATTTAACCTCAAAAGTATCTCCTTCAAATTGTTCATTTTTATAATTTAATGATCCCCATTCTGTTCCAAATCTGTTTTTATGATCCTGTGCTAAAAAAGTTTTTGTTCCTTCATATTTAAAATTAATTTGATTAAAAGGTAATACTACATCTATTTGTGAGGTTTTAATATCTACATTTTCTGTTATATCATAATACTTAATAGGATCATCTGTTGTTCCTGCATAAAAACTATCTAATGTTTGTACTCTAGTTATTCCATCTTTATCTATGTAAGCAGTTAAATTAAACATTTTAAACATTCCTGTTAGCCAGTCTAATACTTTTATATCAGGTAAATGATCTTTAATACTTACTTCCGTTGTGGATAATACTGATGCTGTAGATTTCCAAGTTACTTTTGCATCTGTTCCTGAATATCTTGCTAAAACTTCACATTCCATTGTAAAATTAGCTGGTGAGGTTGCTGCAACTTGTATTGTATGTCTTCCAGTTTGTAATTCTAAATTTATTATTGGTGATGAACTTCCAGTTAATCCATCAAATTGTGATACTACTTCTCCATCTCTTTTTACTAATACTGTGTATTCACCTGCTCCTGAACTTGTGAAACTAGCTGTTAAAGTTTTAGTTTTTCTACCTTGTAAAACATTAAAGCTCCCATTACTTAAAACATCACAAAATTCACTTCTTTTTCTGTCAGCTTTTGGACTTCTTTCTATGTTTGTATATGGTTGAAAATATTGATATACAAAATCAGTTGATTGTATAAAGTCTCCTTCGTTTTTATTTAACCACATAAACAAATTATACAAATCTGTATTTGTGCTTGTTATAAAATCTTGACTAAATTGTATTGCAGGATATTGATATTCAATAGCACTAAAAAACATCATTAATCTTATAGCAGGTTTTAATTGAGTATAAGTAACTCCTTGTGCTGTATTACCTGCAGCATTCCATCTTATATTAGCTAAATTATTAGCATTTGCTCCATCTGTTCCTGTATCATAATATAATCTATCTGTGTGAGTTATTAGTGGAAAAATTAAACTATCATCCCATCTTGTTCCTGCTACATTAATATTCCCTGCACTTCCTAATAAAGTTTTCACCTGTGCTGCTGAATAAGTAAACGTTGAATTATTGAAGTACGTTAAACCTGATAGCTTAACATCTCCTAAAAGGTCTTTTAAGCTAACTGTATCGCCATAAAATGTTAGTTTATATGTATTGGGTTTGTTTTCTTTTAAACTTGATCCTTCGAGCTTTATTTTACCTGTCTTAAAAGGTTTAAAATTTAAATAAAGTTTAGCATCTTTTTTTTCTCTAGCATCAAATCCATCTATAAAATAATTATAAAAATGCTTAAATAGTTTATTATTAATCTTTGATGCAGGAATAGAGAATGTTTGTGAATAGTCTGTGAAGATTTTTGATATATCTTTTACATCCTGTATGCTTTGATTAAGTGTAATGCTTTCATCGTTAAAAAGCTCCACTTGTTGAAAAACATCATTTTCATCTTTTATATATAATTGTATTGACTGCATCAACGTACATTGTTTATCTTATTAAAGGCAAATTTAAAATTAACCGTATAATCAATTAATTTATCATTGAGACTTGTTTTCTTTTGCATTGTTTTTGTTTGTGGTAATACTGGTAATGTTTTTCCATTATACCTAATCCATACATTTTCACTTAAAAATAATTCTTCTATTGTGCTAGTCATATCTTCTACTATAAATCCAGTATTCATTGTTAGACTAGATTCTGCATTAATATTATATCTTTGATTCTGTGTGCTGTATGTATTATAAGCTGCTGTACTGTTGTTTATTATGTTAGTTTTGTATTCTTCATCTTTAACATTAAAACTTTCTATTGTTTTTTTATAAAAATATAAATCCTCGTAAGCACCATATTTGTTTATAAATGTAACCTTGTAAGGAGTAAATTTAGGCTCACAAACATTAGTTACTGTAATTGTCTTTTTTAACGTAGTATCATCTAAAGCATAAATCTTAATTGTACTTGAATTTACAGGAATTGTTATGTATTCTATTTTTTGGTTTGTATTACCATTATCTGCTGTTACTTGTGTTGTTGTGCTGTCTATAATATATTTTCCTACTCCTGCTCTCCATATTGGTAGTTTACCTGTTGTGTTTTCAGGTAAGTATATATTATTAGCTGTTATTAAACCATCTGTACTTAATTGTGGATTTGCTTCATCTTCATAAGAACCCCAACCATCTAAGCCTTCATAATAAGCTGTTATTGGATTATCAAAAGAATATGGCACATCATCTTCATCATATTTATTTGCAGTTGCTTTTACCCAAACTACATCACTAGGATAATCATTATTAAAATTGTGAGTTATATAATCTCTTACTAATTCAGATATTTCAAAATTAATTTTAGTGTGAGTAGATACAATTGTCTTGCTTATATTATAAGTTGCTGTACTCGGTGCATCTCCTTGTACTCCTGTGAAAATTGATAATTCTAATTCTATTCTTTTTAAACTCATTTTATTTTATTTTAAAAGTCAGCACCTTCTCCTGTACCTCCACCTGAACAAGTAAATCCAACTACTCTTTGTATTATTCCATAATTATCTATTTGTAAAAATGTAGTTAATCCTGCATTTAAACCTGCACCAACACTTGTGCTAAATGATCTAACCCCATAAAACCAACCTCTACCAATAAATGGTGATCCACCATCACAAACCCTTGCACCAACTCCACTTGTTTTTAAATTTGCAAAACTTACTGCACTTGTAACTTCTTGTGTTGCTGTAAATGTTTTAGTACAATCAACAATTACAGGTGTGCTTCCTGATCCTTCAATAAAAGCATATGTTAAATAAAATGTATGATCTGAAACACACAAAGGAGTGTAAACTGGTTGTGTTATTGTTACAGGACAAGTTAAATCAGCACTTGGATTACTATGATCTTGACCATCTCCATTTGCTGGAGTTGTTAATGTAAATGTGACTGTTTGTGGTGTATCTGCATTTACTGTGTCAAATGATAAAGGTGTCCAACTTTTAATTACAAAACCAGTTGAAACATCACCTTTAACTACTGCACCTCTATCTGTTATTAAATAATTATGGTGATTAGCATCTGAACAAACCCAAGTCGGTAAAGTACTAGAAGATTGTTGTATAAATGTACCACCACTACACCATATATATTGGCTACCATCACCAGTATTATTATATCCACTTGGTATTAACATTTTAAAATACAAAGTATAACTTCTTGTGCTTCCTGTTGTATTACCACCATCAGGTATAACTGGTGAAGCTCCTGCAATTGGACTGCTACCATCTGAATTTAAAGAAACAAAAGCAGTAGTTGCAAAAGTTCCGTTACTAAAAGGCTTTGTAATTGCTCCATTAGATTGTGCTATGCTTCCACCACTAAAAGTTAAATCGCTACACGCAAAATCATTTCCACAACCATTTACTATAATTTTAGCTTGTTGATGTGCTGTACAAGATCCTGCTCCATCTTCTCTTGTTAATGCGTCTAAAGCATAAAAATGTACATAAGCTGTTCCACAATTATCTAATGCTGTAAACTGTACACTTTGATTTTTACCACCTGTTGCAGAAACTGCTGTAACACTTACAAGATTAGTATAACCATTAAAAAACCGATAGCCAAGTATAGCACTTGATCCTTCTGTAAATTTAGTAGATAAATCTAATGCTGAAGATGTACCACCTGCTGTTGTTAATGTTGTATCTGCAATAGTTCCATTTAATGTTGTGTTTACTGTACAAGTTGTTCCTGCAACATACGCAGGTTGATCAACTGTTATGCTGCAATTAATAAATCCATCTGATGTATTTGAAAACCCTGTTGGAATACTAATTTTTAAAACTACTGTTCTTGAGGTAACTGTTGTTTCATCTGCAAACTCTCCATTAACAAAATCTGCATCAGCACTTGTTATTTCTTCTATGCCACCATAAGCTAAATCATTATAAACTAATTCACCTCTTTCTGTTATTGAGAAAGTAAAATTATTTCCTTTAGCTATATCACAATTAAATAAAGGTTGTGTTACTGTAGGCTCTCCAAAGCTTAAATAAAAAGGACTTCTTGCATTTATTTTACTCATTTTTTATCTATTTTATTATCTATCTCAATTAAAAAATCATTTACAATACTATTTGCTAAAGTTTTATATTCTTTTTCAAAAGGCTTTGTAAAAAATAAACTTGCTTTTATTCCTTTACTATATATGCTTCTTGCTACTAAAAATTGTATTGACTTTTTAAATCCAACTGTATTTATTTTTCTACCTGTAAATTTTCCATTTTGTCTTGGTGCTAAACCTTTCCTAACTATCCATTTATCTAATTTACTAGGTGGTGGCATTTTTGTTGTGTAAGCATAAAATCTATCGTCTTTATTTTTTATAGCACCTGATTTATCTCTAATAGCACCTTTAACTCCTTTATCAATAAAATCTGCATATTCAATACCAAAAAAACTAATTATAAAACCTTTTTCTGATTCTGTTAATTTATATTTTAATGAGTTTGCTAAATTACCTGTTGATCCTTTTTTTTGTAGGTTCTTTTTAGCTTGACTTAAAACTAATTGTGCAAACTTATTTACAGTCGTTTTAACAGCTTCTAATCGCATATCGATATATCATTATTAGTTATTACATCAAACGTTACCGCCCACCCTGCTACTTCGTTCTCAAACCTATCTGAAAAAGGTTCTGTATTAGGATCACTTACTACTTGATATTGACTTGTATATAAATCACCTCTTTTTAATTCTTGTATTAATCTGTTTTGTACTTCTAATTGTGTGTTTAATATATCCTGTTCATTATTGTTTCCTCTAAATATATTAGTTGTTTGTTCTTTTGATACATCTACAACATCCATACTAATAACACTAATATTAAAATTTAGTCTTTTATCTAAAAAAGATACACTATTTATAATTACGTGAGATAATGGAAAAATCGTTTGCTTTGATAAATCTACATCTTGTATATTACCAAAACTTACTGTATTAACATTTGGATCTGCTAATAGTTGTGTTTTAATTGTATCAGTAACTAAATAAAATGCTCTTGTTCCCTGTTGGCTCATATAAATTCTCTGTATATTCTTTCAATATGATTATACACTTTGTCTCCGTATCCTCTATTTTGTTTAAATACTCTGTTATATACTTTTAATAATTCTTCTTTGTTATCTTCTGATAAATCTTTTTTATCTATTAAATTATCTTTTAATATGTTAAATTCATCTTCTGTTAAACATTCAGGTTTATAATAAGGAAATAAATGATCTAACATTGGTTTTATACTACATTCACAATTTTCTGTAATACAAAACTTACTTTCTTTAGATTTTTTGCTTTTTGACTTTTTCATATTTTATGTGCTTTTTTAATTTGCTTGGCTTCTAACTCTGTTTTTTCTTTTATAAATGATAATGCTAAAAAACATTCTGTTGCTTTTAATTTTGTGATATGTTTAAATCTTTCAATATTTCCTCCAGCGAGTGCAAAGACTGATTGATACCAACCCCATTTTGCTCCAAAGCTTTCAACTGCTCCTGCGATAGATTGTTCCCCATCTCCTTTTTCAAATATTTCAGGGTAAAATTCAATAGTTCTCCGTTTAAACCCCAAAAAAAAACCATTGCACTAATTGAAACACTTAAAGGGCTTTTTAACATTTGTTCCTCGTAGATGCTTCCCTCATATTCTTCTATTAAATATCTATTGTCTTTTTTTAATGTTACTGGTCTATATAAAACTGACA